CGGTAGATGCTTTTATTTTCGTCTTTTTTTCCGGCACTGGGTCAGGTTAGCCCCCCGATCCCCCCACAGGAAGAGTGCCGACCAAAAATCCAAAGAGCCTGAATCGCCAGATGTGCATGCTGAAGGTCTTACGGGTCCTTCCCAGCCTTCACTTTGTACGGGTGTCAAACAGCTCAGGTTTTGCGCAAGGGGCACGGAAAAAATGACGTGGAAAAATGGAAAAATTCAGGTGCTGCACCATATTAGCACCACTTTTTAGAGATTCGTGTCACTCATTTGGGAGGTCAAAAAATGAGCACTCAGGAGAATCAGCGCCTTGCAGGATTCAGCCCCTGCGAGGACGGCGACAACGTTATGCAGCTCTCGGAAATTCGGGAAATGGTCGAGGCCAGAGCCAAGGCCGAGCAGGGGACACGAAAGAACACGACGCCTCAAAATCTGAACGTCATGAACTGCGTGATGTCCGAAGACGCGGGGCTTGGTGAACTTTACGCCAAGCTCCAGCGCGGGCGCTTTGTGTTCAACCGCCAGTCCCGCGAATGGATGGAATTTAACGGTGTGCACTGGCAGCTCGACACGATGGAGCGGGCAAAGACCTGTGTGAATGATGTGATCGACGTGCTGCTCAGTGCAGCACAAAAAGCAGGCGTGAACGCCTCGGAAGCCTTGAAAGGCGGGAATAAGGAGATCGCGAAAATGTATGAGTCACAACAGAAAACGATCATGAATCGGGCGCGCCGCTTGTGGCGCAAGGGTGGCCCGGAAGCGTGTCTGGAATTTGCGCAGACCTACAAGGAGCCGCTCGCAATCAAAGGCGATGAAATTGATCAGGAGCAGTGGGTCATGGCCTGCAAGAATGGCGTGCTGGACCTGCGAACCGGGACGTTTCGGGATGGTCGGCCAGACGATTATCTTTTGAAGGCAGCGCCTACGGAATGGCAGGGCTTCGAGTTTGCAGCGCCGAACTGGGAAAAATTTCTGTTCGAGATCATGAGCGATGACGCGGAAATGGTCGACTACCTGCGGCGGCTCTTCGGCTCCACGCTTCGCGGTGGTGACAAAGAGCACATCTTGCCCGTGTTTTATGGCGATGGCCGTAACGGAAAGTCCGTGCTGGTGGACATGATCTCTCAGGTGCTTGGACCTCTCGTTGGTCCCATTCCTTCGGAAATGCTGCTCGATCAGGGCACAGCGCGCTCCTCGGATGCGCCGAGTCCTTCGGTCATGTCCCTGCTTGGTTTGCGTGCAGTCTTTGCCTCGGAAACTGACGAGGGACGGCGCTTCTCAGCCGCTCGATGCAAATGGCTTTCTGGTGGCGATCAGCTCACCGGACGTTGGCCCAATGACAAGCGGCCCGTCACGTTTTCCCCGACCCACACGCTTTTCCTTTTGACTAACCATAAGCCGCATGCTCCATCTTCGGACTTTGCTTTCTGGGAGCGCATGCACCTTATTCCCTTTGAACGTCGCTTTGTGAAAGGCGAACCGCAGAAGCCAAACGAGCTGACTCGAGACAAGGGGCTGAAAGACAAGCTTCGGCAGGAACTGCCCGGCATTCTGGCGTGGCTGGTTCGCGGTTGTCTTGAATGGCAGCAGGAAGGTTTGAATCCACCGCCCAAGGTTTTGGCGGCTACGGATGAATACCGCCGCGATGAGGATCTGCTTTCTATCTTTATTGATGAATGCTGCCTCGTGGTGGAACCGGATGAGAATGACCCCACGACCCGCGTGAATGCCACGGAATTCTATGACGCTTTTGTGAAGTGGTACGGGCAGAACATCAGCAAGAAAAAGAACTTCCCGCAGCGCAAGTTCGGAAAGCTCGCACAGGAGAAGTTCCCAAAGCGCAAGGTCGGCGGGAAGAACTGGTATTACGGCGTGCTTCTCAGTCCAGATTTTAAGTCTGAAATGGGACTCTTTGGCAGCTCGGAAAAGTAGGACCTTAGGACGAAGGCAGGACCATAGCGAAAAATATGGTCCTACTCAAAAACTCAATGTTGCCGGGGGCTAGTGCGCCCACTAGGACCATAGGACCATATATTTGAGAAGTCGGCCTATGAAGCTCTGTATTCTTTTCTTTCTATTTTTCTATTTTATGGTCCTATGGTCCTGATAAAGAATAAAAGTAAAGAAAAAGAAAGGTTTAAGAGTAGGACCATAACAGGACCATAGGCAGGACCTTGTAGGACCATAGGAAGGAAGAGGGAAAATGAACGTTTTGAAGCTTGCCGAAGAGGACGGCTGTACCGGGCGCAAAGTGTCCACGCGAAAGGGCGGTGAATATCACGGCCCATGTCCGGGCTGTGGTGGGAAAGATCGCTTCCTTATCTGGCCTGAACAAAATGGCGGCGAGGGGAGCTGGTGGTGCCGGATCTGCGGGCAGGGCGGCGACCTCATCCAGTACCTGCGAGAATTCCGGGGCATGAGCTTCAAGGACGCTGCCGCGATGAGTTCCCGGCCAACGAGTCCCAAGGCTCCGGGCGCTACGCCGAAGCCACAGGCTTTTGCCCCGCGTCGCATGGAGTCGCCCAAGGAAATGTGGCGCTGCAAATCCAATGCGCTCGTTACGTGGGCGCATCGTAAATTGCTCCAGACGCCTTCGGCTTTGGACATGCTGGCCGCGCGGGGCATTGGCTTGGAAGCCGTAAAAGCCTTTCGTCTTGGCTGGAACCCCGGCGAGCAGGGCCGGGACTGTTACCGCGACCGAACTGCATGGGGGCTACCTGAGGAGTTCAAGGACAATGGCAAACCTAAAAAGCTCTGGATTCCTCGCGGGTTTGTGATTCCAACTTTTCGCGATGGCCTGCTGTACCGTGTTCGCATTCGCAGGACTGCTCCGCGTGAGTTTGGCCCTAAATATTATGTGCTGCCGGGTTCTGGAATGGGACCCATGATTTTGCACGAGGACGCAAAGGCGTTTGTGGTGGTCGAGGCTGAACTGGATGCCATTGCCTGTGCTGCCGCGACAGGCTCCACTATCGGCGCGGTGGGGCTTGGCTCAATCAGCACCAAGCCTGACGAGTTTGGGCACAAGGTTTTTCAGAAAAGCCTGTGCATCCTGAATGCCTTGGATTTTGAGCCTGCGCAGGATGAGGGCGCAGATCCAAAAGTTGCGAAAAGCGAAGAGATGAAAAAACGGATTCGCGGCTGGTGGCAGAAAACCTATTCGCAGGCCAAGCGCTGGCCCGTGCCGGTTGGCAAAGATCCGGGCGAAGCCGTGGCCGAGGGTGTGCAGCTCCGGGAGTGGATTCGGGCGGGACTTTCGCCTGCGTTTCTGGTGGCCGCATCCAAGAAGGAAAAGCGGGCAGAAGCTCCGGCGAAGATTCCGCAGGCGGTCATTGAATTTCAGCGTGAGCTGACCGGCAAGCCCATTTCGATGGAGCTAAGCGGAGAAAGCGGCGCGGAGCTGATTTTTGACGACAAATGGGCGCAGGCACACTGGAACGAGTTTAGACGCCTTGCAGATCGCTTTTGGGAGCCGGAAATCATGGAATGGATGGAGGCTTTGCCTGTGAATCGGGTTAGCGCCGAGAATATTTTGAAATACTGCAAAAATTGAGGTGAAAAACAGTGCAAAAAGTAGCGACTCTTTCACTCCAGTTTCCAGACCAAAAGCCCACGAAGTTCCGTTTTTACGGGGATGCCGGGCGCTATCGTCTGAAAGAGGGCGAGGCGTGGGTGCCTTTTGGCGGCGATCGCAAGGCCGAGGTGACCGTGCGCAAAGCGCTTGAGCGGGTGTGCGAGAGGCTGGCTGAACGCCTTGGGCTTGGCCGGGCGGCATCGGTCGATCTGACTCCACCAGAGTTCCGCGTGGGCGAGATCGTGACCGTGAAAGGCGAATATGTGCTGGAAGGCGAGGGGAAAAACGCAGGCTATGAATCAGAACTCTACCGTGTCATGGCTCCGCCCATTCTGGACGCTGGTGAAGTCTGGCGCATCCCCATTGGAAAAGGCCCGCGCTTTGCGGAGACGTGTCGCTATATTCCATGTGAGCAGGTGCAGCCTGCGCAAAGACGGCGAAAGGAACAGCGGTGAGCGACGTTGTGAAAAGCACGAAAGATGTGCTGGCGTTCCTCTCGGAAGAGGGGCGCAAGGTTAAAAAGTCAAAGCTCTATGCGGATATCAAGTCTGGCCTTTTGCGAAAGCAGCCAGACGGGACCTTTTCGGAGTCGGAGGTGCTGGCGTATGCGGAAAGCTTGCCGGTCATGGCTGTGCCGAAAAAGGACTCTGAGCAGCTCAAGGAATTGGCTGCACGGCGGCAGCTTGCGACGATTCACAAGCTTGAGGAAGAGACCTCACGGATTCAGTTCCGGGCAGAGGTTGAGCGCGGGAAGTACATTCCGCGAGAAAATTTAGAGCTGGAGCTTGCGAGCCGGGGCGTGGTCCTTGGCTCCGGGATTCGGCAGGCAGTGGAAATGAATGTGCTGGACCTTATTCATTTGGTTGGCGGTAATCCGCGCAAGTCTCAGGAGTTTTTGGAGCGCTTCGAGGCGATGCTCGATGAGGCTTTGAACGAATATTCCAGCGTTCTTGAATTTGAGGTGACGTATTCGGATGAAATCGCAGACGCGACAGGTACGCGTGGATAAACTGCCGGGCTGGCTTCCTGAAAGTGTTCGGGAGGCCGTGCTTCGGCAGGCCGGGCAGACGCATGTTTTTCAATTTTCACAGGGCGAGCGAAAAGTCTTTCGACGGCGTAAGCCGATTCCCGTGAGTGAATGGGCAGAGCGCCACCGCGTGGTGCACCAGTCATCCATTCCGGGGCGCTGGCATAACGATGTAACGCCGTACATGACGGGCATTATGGACGCCTCGTTTTTTCCGTCAGTCGAGACAATCATTATTTGCAAAACGCCGCAGACGGGCGGCTCCGAGGCGATTCATAACTGCGTGGCCTACGCCATTGACCGCGCGCCCGGTCCTGCAATGTATGTGTTCCCAGACCGCATCACGGCCAAGGAAAATGCGCAGGACCGAATTGCGCCGATGCTGGAGGCTAGCCCGCGTCTTCGGACCTATCTGACAGGGCAGGCTGACGACACGAGCAGCCTTCGCCTGAACCTCGCGCATATGACCATTTATTTAGGCTGGTCCGGTTCTGTTTCGAGGCTTGGGAACAAGCCAATTCGTTACTTGGTGCTGGATGAACTGGACAAGTATCAGAATCCGAAAAATGAGGCTTCGAGCGAGTCGCTGGCGGAAAAGCGAACCACCACATGGCGGCGCAAGCGCAAGATCTGGAAAATCTCCACGCCGACCATTGAGGGCGGCCCGATCTGGCGCGCATTTGGCGAAGAAGCGCAGGCTAAGTTTGATTTTTGGGTGCGCTGCCCGCATTGCGGCACATGGCAGCTCATGAATTTTGACCGCATCAAGTGGCCGCAAGAGGACGAGATTAAGCAGGAACCAGAGCTTGTTCTGTCAAAGCGCCTCGCGTGGTACGAATGCGAGACCTGCGGCGCGTGCTGGGACGATAACGACAGGGACAAGGCCGTGAGGCTTGGACAGTGGCGGGCGCGCGGAACAGGCTTGGAGCTTTCTGCGCACCTTAAGACAAACCGGCCTGCAAAGATCGGCTTTCATATTCCTTCGTGGCTCTCGTATTTTGTTTCCCTGTCGGAGATAGCGGCGGCGTTCCTGCGCTGGAAAAAGAGTGGAAACAGGGACGATCTCAAGGACTTCATGAACCAGTACAAGGCTGAACCGTGGCGGGCGTATGACGTGCAGCGCTCGGAGGATGCAATCCTTGAACTCTGCGACGATCGGCCGCGTGGTATTGTGCCGGGCTGCCTGAAAGATGGAACGCCGAGGGCGGCAGTGCTGGTGGCTGGAGTGGATACGCAGCACCGATATTTCCGCTACGTGATTCGGGCTTTTGGCTGGGGCGGAGAGGAAGAAAGCTGGCTCGTGCAGGCGGGCAGTGTTCCGACCTTTGAGGCGCTGGAGCAGGTGCTTTTTAAGAACGTGTATCTCGATGCAGATGGAAAAGAATACCGCGTCCGGCTGGCCGTTCAGGATGCGATGGGAACGCGGACAAAGGACGTCTATTCGTTTTGTGCGCGGCATCGGGGAAAAGTCTTTCCATATCAGGGCAAGCGCACGCTGGCGACGCCCGTGCAGTATTCGCCGCAGGAGTTCTATCCGGGGACGAAACTCCGGATACCTGGCGGCTTGGTGCTCTGGAAAGTCGACACGACATTTTTCAAAAACGATCTTGCGGCGAAGTTGCAAATCCTGCCGGAAGATCCGGGGGCGTTTCATCTCTATAACGGGATCAGTGACGAGTACGCGCGGGAAATGACCGCCGAATACTACGATGATGAGAAGCTGTGCTGGATGTGTCCGGACAACAAAGACAACCATTTCTGGGACTGCGAAGTGATGGCGCTCGTGGCGACATATGAGCTGGATATCCGCAATTGGAAAAGGCGGATGCCACGGGGCAAAAGGGAAGAGCAGCGCAGACCTGAACCGACATTTCAACAGCAGGCCAGACCCGGCGGGCGTCCGAACTGGTTCGCGAGGAGATAACGCTATGGAAGATATGAAAGGAAGAAAGCTGAACTGGAAGCACGCATGCGATATGTTGAACTGCTCCAAAAGTCATTTCTATAACCTCGTGAACGCCGGGAAAATCCCCGCGTTCCGCATCGGAAAAGTCCGGGCCATATGGGTCTGGGAGAAGGACGTGCGGGACTATATGGATTTTTGAGGGAGGGGAAGAGAAAAAAGGCGACTGAAAGGTCGCCTTTTTTTGTGAGGTTGCCTTTGTGTGCAAGGGAGTTTAAAATGTGAATCATAAAAATGAGCTAAATTTGATTTTTTCAATAAATTAAAGAGAGATAAGGTTGCAAATATGGTTGCAAAACCTGTGACAAAAAAGCATCTTACGCATAAGACAGGGAAGTTTATCTTCTCGTGTGAATATGATGAGCAGGTGATTTCTCCCAAGATCATCGAAAGCCGCATTCTGTACTCAACGGTAAGCGAGTTGCCGATTCTGCCTCATATCGCGGCGAAGCTGAGAGAGGATATAATTAAGCGGTCAATCTTTGGAACGGCTGCAATTGAGGGGAATAGTCTGAGCGAGGATGAAGTCGGAGCACTGCTAACGGCTGACGATGCGCTCAAGTTAGAAGGGCGTTCGGAGCTGGAAATTGGCAACCTGAAAGCGCTGTATGCATTGTTGGATGGAGAAAAGCAGGGCTTTTGGGGCGTGACGGAAGACTTCATTCGGGACGTTCACAGGACGCTGACGCGCGGCATTGAGTATTTCCATAACAGTCCCGGTAATTACCGGAATGAGCCGGTTTTTGTGGGTAATGCGGATCATGGTGGGCGCTATACGCCACCGAAGACATTGGACGATATACAGACGCTCATGGGGATTTTTGTTGAGTGGATGAATAGCGAAGAAATGGCGGGACTAGATCCGATGATCAGGGCTGCGCTCGCGCATTTTCATCTCGCGAAAATTCACCCGTTCCAAGATGGAAATGGCAGGTCCTCGCGTTTTGTCGAAGCCATGATTCTTGATCAGGCGGGGATTAAATACCTGCCGCAAATGATGTCGAACTTTTACTATCGAAACATCGACGAGTATTTCATTGCATTTTCGCGGGTGATCAAAAGTAAGCATCCCGAAGATGTGACGCCTTTCTTGAGCTTCTATTTTGACGGCATTATCTCCTCGCTGAAAGAGATCAAGGAGCATGTCACGCTCTCAATTCGTCGCCTGTCTCTAAAGGACTACTACCATATTTTGCACCGCGAGAAAGATCTTTCGCAGCGGCAGCTTGACTTGCTGCAAATTGCTCTTGAAACCATGCTGGAATTTTCCCTGAATGATGTGTTTTCGCACCCTGTTTTGCGGGCGCTTTATGGTGGGGTGAGTGTGGCAACAGCTCGGCGTGATCTGAAAAAGCTGAAAGAGATGGGTTTGCTTTTGAGCCGTAGTGACGGGAAATATTACCGCGTGAATATGTTGCGGCTTGGGTAGCTTTTGGGCTTGAGTAGGGAATAAATGACAGGACGCGATGAAATTTTAGAGTCTTCCTTGATTCTAACGCAAAAATGCATGAACTTAGGAGGGTTATAAATAAAAGAATATAAAGAGAGGGGCACATGAAGTGGCTGGTGAACCTGATAAAATTTCCGTTTGTTCTTACTCCTGAACAGGATTTCTTTAAGTGGGCTTTTTCGCAGTATCTCTTTTATGTCGTCGCGAGGGTGGCTGTCACTGCACTTATGGGGATGTCAGCTGGTGGAATACTCTCTGTAGATTCGATGCTCTTGGTGGCTTTTTCTGTTGCTGCGTTTGTGGGACCTGCGCGGGGGCAGGGAACCAGCCCAAAAAGAAAGTTCTTGTTTCAATATGTGCTCTTTGTGTTTGGATCGTACGTTTCTGCTTTGATTGGCCCGTTTCGTTGGACTCGACTCGCGTTTGATGCCTACCTGTTGGCGTATATGTGGGTGAGATGGGGGACTGTGGGGGATGAATTTTAGAATTATTATTGAAATGATATCAATTATAAAATATAGGATATTTAATAAACAAAAGGGGGAGTAAAAATGTGTAATGCTTGGAATCATCCTCCGGGGTGTACTTGAGGCTGGGGAGGGGAAGCCCGTGGTCAACGAGCTACTAGCTCTGGGATGGATAATTGGATAGTAGAGGTGCCTCCTATTCATCCTAGTCCGAGAGGCTATACAATTCCTAATTGTAGGTGTCCGGTTTGTGGAGCATTTGTTTTTTTTTATGAATCACCGACTGGTGGACGTGTCTTTTTTGACTCTTTGGGGCCTCCTTGGCCAAAGCACGCTTGTACATCGAGAGATAGGAGACCCGCTGGGATTTCTCGAGGGCGTACTATTCATCTAAAATCTCTTAGCTTAGAAGAACAAAAAAAAGCTTGTTCTTTTGTTCGTAAGAAGCAGGGCTGGAAGCCATTTTTTATTTTAGATGTTCATGGAAAGGGCAAAGAATACAAGATTGATGGGCAAGTCGAAGATGAAAAACTTACGTTATATACACCTAAAAATAAAAAGTTACCCTTAAGAGCTCGTAAGGATTCGAACGTATTGACATTTATGAAAATGGTTAGTGACTGTTATTGTAGTATGTCTTTTTTTATAAACAGTGAAATAAAAGTGCAAGGGAGAGTTGCCCTTACCTCGAGGAAAATGTGTTGGGAAATATGGAATAATCATAGTTCAACGGTTTATTCTTTTCTCCCCACGACGTCCACGAGGTCCACGACGTAATGCCCCGGAGCGAATATGCTTCGGGGCATTATGGTTTGGACGAAAGAAGAACTTCAGGAACAGCTCACGCAGTGGAAGCAGGCGCTTTTGCGCGTCTCTGGTGGCAAAAGCTACACCATAGGCAGCCGCGCGCTGACGCTTCAGGACGTGGCAGAGATCCGCACGACAATCACGTTTCTTCGTGACGAGCTTCGTGCTCTGTCCGGCGAATCCGGCCCCATTGTCGTAGTAGGGCGGGTGCGCCGATGAGCGCCACCGTCGCCACAGCGGCCCGCCGTACCCGTCGGGCTGTTCGCTCCCGCGTTTCGCACTCCCGCCGTCCGGTCTCTCGTGACGCGGGATCTCTTCGCGGAACCCTTTCCAAGTACGACCCGCGCCGCACCTCGCTTTCCAGCGTTGCCGCCGAGCGCGCCCGCACGCTTGCCCGATCTGAGGACCTTGTCGCTAATGACTGGGCAGCGGCTTCCGTGGTCGACTCCATTACCGTCAACACCATTGGCTCCGGCCTGCGCCCACAATCCCACGTGAATGCCCAGCGTCTGGGGATTTCCCCGGAAGACGCCCGCAAACTCGGCGAGGATATGGAATGGGCGTGGCAGCTCTGGAACCGGCAGGCTCATGTCTCCGGCAAGCTCCACTTTGATGATCTCGTTTTCCTTGGCATGCGCTCCCTTTTGCGCTGCGGGGAACTGGTTCATATTCCGGTAATGCTCCCAAGCGCCGGGCGCGATTTCGCCCTGTGCATTCAGGATATTCACCCCGCCAGATTGTGCACCCCATCTGATCGCAGGCTCGACACGTCCCTTCATGACGGCGTCGAAATTTCCCCATACGGCCAACCCCTCGCATACTGGATTGCCAGCCCCCGCAGTACGAGCCTTTCGCGTTCGTACCGCTCCCTTGCATCATCTGAATTTCAGCGCCTGCCAGCAGCAACCGGGCACCGACCCGGCGTGTTTCACTGCTTTCGCGCCGAGGAAGAAGAGCAGGTGCGCGGCGTGAGCCGCCTCGCTCCGGGAATGAAGCTTTTTCGGCACCTGAATGACTCGCTGGATTATGAGCTGATGGCGCAGATCGTCTCTGCGAGCTTTCCCGTGTTTATCTCGGTGAAAGACCCGAATTCCGTGGTTGGAGCCTTTGCGCAGGAAGAGGATGAAGCCCCCGGCAAGCACTATCAATACCTTGAACCGGGGCAGGTGCTCTACGGCAACAAGAACGAAGAGCCGACCGTGCTCCAAAGTAACCGGCCCGGAAGCAATTTCACGCCATTCGCCGAGATGATTATGCGCGCGATGGCGGCCAGCGTTGGCATGCCTTACGAGGTCCTCGCCAAAGACTATTCAAAGACAAATTATTCTTCGGCCCGTGCCGCGCTTCTCGAAGCGTGGCGGGTCTTCATGCTCTATCGCACGTGGATCGTGCGGCACTATTGTCAGCCCATTTGGCGCATGGTGCAGGAAGAGGCGTGGCTTCGCGGCATGTACCAGCTTCCAAAGGGCGCGCCTGATTTTTACGAGGCAATTCACGCCTACACAAATGCGTCATGGATTGGCCCGGCTCGCGGTTACGTGGACCCGGTGAAAGAGATCACGGCCACGCGCGAGGCTCTGGACCTGAAACTCTGCACGCACAGCGAAGTAATCGCCGAACGCGGGCAGGATTTGGACGAGGTGTGGGACCAGATCGAGCGCGAGCAGCAGCGCCTTCGGAAGATGGAAAGCGGCACAGAGGAACGCGATGACAACAGCAATGAATGAACTTTTTCAGCAGCAGATTTGGGCCATTGACGGCGACGCCTTGGCATCCGTGTGTGCAGAGCTGGGCGCGGCGGAGGCATCGGGAAGCCTCTTCCGCGCTCCTGAACCTGCGCCTCGCTATGAGACCCGGCAGGGCGTGGCGATCATCAACGCGGTGGGCACGCTCAGCAAGCGCGGCGGCTGGTGGTCTCGTGGATACGAGGCCATTCAGCAGGACATTGCGCAGGCGCTGGATGACCCGAAGGTGAGCAGCATTTTGCTGAATGTGGATAGCCCGGGCGGCGGCGTGGACGGCGTGAAAGTCCTAGCCGACTGGATCAGATCGGCTCGCGAAAAGAAGCCCATGTGCGCCTATGCCGACGGCAACGCTCTTTCAGCTGCGTACTGGATAGCAGCTGCCACAGGCCGAATTTATGCGCCTCAGACCGCGCGCCTTGGCTCCATTGGCATCGTCATGCAGCACGTGGACTGGTCCAAAAGTATCGAGCGAAAGGGCGCGAACGTCACGTACATCCATTCAGGGAAATACAAGGTTGTTGGCAACTCGGAAAATCCGCTCTCCGCCGATGATTTGGCCTATTTGCAGGCCGGTTGTGACGCCACATATCAGCTCTTCACGCAGGACGTGGCCGAGAGCATGAGTCTCGACGCCAGCAGCTCCGAAAGCTGGGCTGACGGGAAAATCTTTCTTGCAGGGGACGCGCTCGAAAAAGGGCTTCTGACGGGCATCACAGCCGGGCGCGACGAACTCATAGAACTTTTAGCCAAGGAAACACCCATGAACAGGGCAGAACTCGAAAAGAAATATCCGGACGCCTTTGCCGAGGTGACGCGCGAGGCTGAGGCCACGCTTGCGGCGAGTACGGAAAAGCTCCGCGAGGAGCTGATGCACAGTGCCGCGGGTTTGGTGAAGGCCGTGGCCGGGGACGCCGTGGCAGCGCAGTTTTCCGCGCTTGCCAAGGCCGGGATTACTGACGCGCAGCTCGAAGCTTTGCGCCCACTTTTGGCACAGCCTGAGAGCCAGCCAAAAGCAGAGCAGGCGCAGGCGGATGCAAGCTCTCGACAGCAGATTTTAACCGCTATTACTGACAATTCCGCCAAGCCCTTGGCCCACGCCGAACCGCAAAAAGATGAGGCACAGCTCAAGGCCGAGGCCATGCAGGAAAGCATCGCGCGAATGAGCGCGCTTCCAAGGAGTTAAAATGCACGTTCAGTCCTATCAGGCCCCGAATTTCGTCGGGGCACACCCCGCAGTCATGAAAAACAAAACGCTCGCATCCACGGGCACAGAGCATCGGCTCCTGGCTGGAACGGTGCTCGCGGTGGTCACGGCGACAGGAAAGCTTGCCGTGCTCGACCCCGGCGGCAGCGATGGCACAGAAAACGCCGCATGCGTGCTGGTGGAAGACGTGACCATTCCCAAAAGCGGCGACGCCGTGGCGAACGTCTACGTGCACGGGGAATTTCGCAGCGCTGGCCTTGGCTGGCCCTCTGGCATCACGGCCCCGCAGACAGCGGCAGCTATTGAAAAACTGGCTTCTCACGGCCTTTACGTCAAATAAGGAATAGAAAATGAGCATGGAACTCCCAAGCCAGTTTGAAGCGATCTCGCTCACTGACGTGGTCAAAAAGCGCCCGATGCTTCCGGGGCTTTTCAAGGAACTTTTCTTTCGCGTGCGAAACGAGCTGAGCACCAAGTTCGCGCAGATCGAAGTCGTGGTGCGTGGCCGCCAGCTCGTGCCTCTGGTCACTGACTACGAGGGCGGAACGCTTTCCGCCAAAACCCGCCGCGAACTGCGCACGGTCAAAACCCCGCGCATGAATCCGGTGCAGCGCTTTTCCGCACCCGAACTCGTCGACGCAACCCAGCCCGGAGCAGGCGTTTACCGCCAGCCCTCAGTGGACCTGCAAGCCGCAATGGAGCGCACTCTCGTTCAGGATTTGGACGCCATGAAGGACGATATCGAGCTGACCATTGAGTGCATGTGCGCGCAGGCCGTTACGGGGAGCCTGACCGTTGAGCAGGACGGGAAAAAGGCGCTGGATATTGATTTCCAGATGCCCGCAGAAAACAAAATTGTGCTTGCGCAGTCCGTGGACTGGTCCAGTGAAAACGCGGACCCGGAAAAGGATTTTGAGGACTGGGGCGCGCGGATTTTGGACGAAACCGGCCACGGTGCAGATGTGTGCATTATGGGCACCAGCGCATGGCGTGCTTTCCGCAATAACAAGAAAGTCATGGACGCGCTCGATCGCCGCCGCGTGGAGATCGGCAGCCTGTCACCAAATGTGAACAAGCTCAGAAAGGGCGAGTTTAACGGCGTGGATATTTACGTGTATGGCGGGCAGTTCGTGGATTGTGACGGCGTGACGCACCAGCTTCTCGACCCGAATGAAGTGATCATGGGCGCGACTTCGGCAAAGTCCAGCATCGAGTTTGGCGTGCCCGAAGATCTCGCGAATCACGGCGAGCCGAACCAGTACTTTTCCAAAAGCTGGGAAGAAGA